AAGCCAAAACAATATGGTGTATTCGTACAATCAAATCAGGCACCAATAGGATTAAAGACACTATCAGATGGTGATGCTGGCGATATACATATTGCTGCCGGAGAAGATTTAGAACTCTTTGCTTGGAAGAATCAATATCGAGAAGCTCATCAAGAAAACATTTATGATTATGTATATGGAGATTATCGACTAGGAGTTCAGAATGGAGACATTCATGTTTATGCAGCTTCAGGAAAAGAGATTCATAAAATAACTCAAACTGTTGATATTACTTCATGTCAAGGAGATATTCAACTAAATGCTCCTTATGATATTAAGGTTGAGAGCGGAACTCAATATGGTAATATCTATCTGTCTTCTGGTATGAAAACAGAGCTACAATCAGAAAGAGAAATATCTCTTTATAGTGAGTCCTTTTTAAATTTAATATCTTTTGGACGAGTAGATATTCAATCTCTAGGTGGTGAAATGGAACTTAAAGGTGTCAGTGGTTGTTATAACGATGGCAACGAAGCAGGTACTGGAACTATAACAATTCATAGTGACACGATAGTTAATATAATACCGTATCCAAATCTTGGTCAAGGACCTACGCCTATCTCAAAAAGGGTACCTACTTCTGTAACGTCTGAAACATCTGCGGATAGTAAAACTGCTTGGGTTCCAGAAACAATGGAATTACTTTCAATTGATTTACCTAATCCCAGACCAGCAATTGGTACAAGCGTTACTCAATTAGCCTTGAACATTAATAATTTAGAGGCAGGTACTGGTGGTGAGAATATTCGCAATCTTCACGATACAATAGAAAATATGCAAAAAGGATTGAGTGCATATGTAACAAAAACATATCCATCAACTTCCGATAAAAAAGTTTATATTCAAGATCAAAGTGAAATGATTAGAACTGGAGGTTCGACATACGATTTAGAATCTCCATGGAACGGGTATGAAGAAAAGAATAAAACAGTAAATCCTTTGGGATTAGAAAATGCCAAAAGATTTACAGAAGTTTCTGCTCTTTGTTCTAGTGAAGTAGTGGCAGAAATTGAACCTTGTATACCGGCCGAACCCGATCCTTGCGAGGCACAATACAATTCGTGGTTAAGTCTGTATAATGTTGAAACCTTTGCAGGAAATGGAGTAGACGATACGTTCTTAACTGTTGCTCAATCTGAAAGTACTCATGTTGGTGTTGTTATAACAGATAGTAGTGATGGTTCGTTTAACTGTTTAGTAAGTATACCAGCGAATCCCGGTGTCTTTCCACTTAACTATGAACTCACGGATGATCCTTTTATTCCTGGAATAGCAACATTTGACTTCTCGGGAGGATGGGGAGCACCAACAGCAACACAAACAGTTTATGCATTTTATTTATAACAAATAGGAGAAAAATATGTTAAGCAAATTGATTGAAAAAGTGAAAGATCGAGAAATGAATATGGGACTTCTTATGGTTCTTATTGGAATTTTGATTTGGATTATTCCGGTCAAACTCGTTTTAACTTTATTTGTAATTTATGGTTTAGTACAAATCTTCTGGAAGAAAGAAGAAAAGATTAGAGACATTCATCATCACCATCATCATAATGGAAACAATGGTAATGGTAAAAAGAAAGTAAGGAAGAAAGCTAATGGCTAAAAAGGCAGCTCAACAAAATAAAATTGAACCTGTAAAGAAAAGAACGTCAATTGGTTGTTCTGTTAGGTCTCGGCCAAAGAATAAAAACAAAAGACGTAACTTTAAAAAGTATAGAGGTCAAGGAAAGTAGATAAATATTAGAACATGGCTACAGAATATAACTCAGGATATACAGATGCACAATCTGTAAACAATAATGGAGAAAGTAGTTTTACTTTCAAGGATATAAATTTATTCTTTTCTCCTAATCCAGTAACAAAAGATATATCTACGGTATCGGATGCTCAAGCAATTAAAAGATCCGTTCGTAATTTAGTTTTGTTAAATCCTGGAGAGAAACCATTTCATCCAGAAATTGGTACAGGTATTCGTGGTGCCATGTTTGAAAATTTTACTCCAATTATTTTGTCTAATTTGAGAACAAAAATAAAAGATACTATTGACAGATATGAACCTAGAGTCACTTTGACTTCAATAAATTTCGGAGTTGAAGAACAAAATTTAGACAATAACACTTTGGCGTGTACCATTAGCTTTATTATTAAAAATACACCAAACAGATTAGAAGAAGTAGAAGTTCTACTCAAGAGAATACGATAATGGCTGCAGGATTAAATACAAAAGGAAAGTTACAAATTACTGAACTTGACTTTGACAGTATCAAAAATAATTTAAAAACCTATCTTAAGGGTCAATCTCAATTTACCGATTATGACTTTGAAGGATCAGGTATGAATATTCTACTTGATACGTTAGCATACAACACTCACTATAATGCTTTCTTGGCAAATATGTTAGCCAATGAAATGTTTTTAGATACAGCTCAAAAAAGAAACTCAGTTACTTCTCATGCAAAGGCTTTAGGATATACTCCAACTTCAAAGACAGCACCAATTGCATATGTTAAGGTTCAAGTCAATGATGCCAACACAACAAGTATTACTATGCCAGAGGGTTATGTTTTTACCTCAATTATAAATGGTGTGTCATATCAGTTTGTAAATATTTCAGATCGAACAATTCAACCGAATACTGGGCTTTATGTTTTTGGTCCTGATGCGGGTATTCCTGTATATGAGGGTACTTGGACGACTACCAGATTTACTGTTGATCTTGCAGATGCAGACCAAAGATTTATTATTCCTAATGATGGTGTAGATATTTCTACTTTACAAGTTCAGGTGCAGAACAGTGTATCTGATAGTACCACAAATACCTATACAAAATCAGATTCTCTTGTTGATATTACTGAAACAACAAAGGCATATTTTATACAAGAAAATGTAAATGAGCAATGGGAAGTTTATTTCGGAGATGATGTTGTTGGTAAGGCTTTAGATGATGGAAATATTGTAATTCTAAAATATGTCGTAACAAATGGTAATGAAGCAAACGGCGCAAGTTCATTTTTTGCTAATAGTAGTATTTCTGGATTTATCGACATTACAACCACTACGATAAATGTGGCTTCTGGTGGAGCTGAAGCTGAAAACTTAGATTCAATTAGAGCAAATGCTCCGTTTAGTTATGCAGCACAAAACAGAACTGTTACTGCTAAAGATTATGCTGTAATGGTTCCAAAACTTTATCCAAACGTCGAGTCTATTTCAGTTTGGGGTGGAGAGTATGAAGATCCTGCAGTTTATGGTAAAGTGTATATTAGTATTCGCCCAAAGGCGGGTAACACACTAACTCAATCTACGAAAGAAAGTATTGTTTCTTTATTAGAAGAATATAATGTTGTTTCAGTAACTCCTGTAATTATAGATCCTGAGACAATTAAAATAATTCCAAAAATTTCTTTTAAGTTTAACAATACAGTAACAACAAAAAGTAAAGAAGATTTGGCTGCACTAATTACGTCTGCGGTTACTACATATTCTGATGATAATTTGGAAAAACATGAAGCTATTTTTAGATACTCTCCATTTGTTCGTTTAATTGATGATGTTGATTCTTCTATACTATCAAACATTACAAGCATCAAGGCAAGTAAAACATTTCTACCATCTCTTAATACTGAGATGAAATATACTATCTCATTTAATAACGGACTGTATCATCCTCATGACGGCCATCAGGAAAAATCAGCGGGATCTACTGAACCTGCAGGCGTGCTTTCTTCTTCTGGATTTAAATACACAGGCGACACTAACACATACTATTATGAAGATGACGGTTATGGTATTATTAAGGCATATTATATTTCTGGTACGGCTAAGGTCTATAAGACATCTGGTCCAGTTGGAACAGTAGATTATACAACAGGAAAAATTATTCTTAACGCGGAAAATATTGCTTCTGTTGAAAACTATGATGGTTCAACTCAGACTAGAATTCGTATTACAATAAAACCAAATTCTAATGATATTGTTCCTGTAAGAAATCAAGTATTAGAAATTGATTTATATAATATGTCCGTTGTAGGAACTGCTGATAGTATTGCAAGTGGATCATCTGACGCAGGAAGTTCTTACAGTACCACAAGTTCATATAGCTAATGGCTACAATCTATAGTAAAGTTTCAACTCATATAACGGATCAGCAACCTGAATTTGTTAGAGCTGACCATCCGGACTTTCTTGCCTTTCTAAAAGCTTACTATGAGTTTCTAGAGTCTGCTGAACTCAAATTAAAAGATTTTGGTTCTAGTGATTCTATTAAGTATGAACTAGGAAATTCTACCTACATTATATTAGAAGATACTAATCGTTATCGAACTGGAGAGTCAAACAATATTCTTCTAGAAGATTATGATACGGTAGGAGGAACAAAGGCCAGAAGTAACGGAGCATTTCTAAACGGCGAAACTATTACTGGTCAAACGTCTAAAGCAACTGCCGTCATACGAGTAGAAGATATTAATAATGGTTCACGATTGTTTATCTCCTCTCAGAACAAGTTTAAATTGGGAGAACAGATTGTCGGACAGACATCTGGTACTACTGCATACATTGTTAGTTATACTGCAAATCCTGTTCAGAATATAATGCAGCTTTTAGAATATGCAGATGTTGATGATACTATTGAAGCCTTCTTTATAGAATTTAAAAATTCTTTTATGAGGTCATTACCAGACAAACTTGCAACTGGACTTAATAAAAAATCTATTCTAAAAAATATCAAAGACCTTTATAGAAGTAAGGGAACTAAAAAGGGACACAAGTTATTTTTTAGAATATTGTTAGACGAAGAAGCTGAACTATACTATCCAACAAAAGATTTGCTCAGAGTGTCTGATGGTAAGTGGACGGAAGATACTACTCTAAGAGTTGTACCAACAAACAGTACTTTACAAGATGAAGAAGCCTCAGATACAAATGGAGATATTTTTATTCTTCATGAAGACGGATCACAAATACTTTTAGAAGATAGCGTGAATGGTATAGACGATTTAAATTTATTAGTAGGTCAGACAATTACACAACAAGCAGTATTCGATAGAACTATTTTAGAGGGCGGAGCCTTTTATAATAAAGGCTATAAGACGATTAAAAGAACTACAGCAGTTGTTGATAACGTTCGACAATTTTCTCTTGGTGGAGAATTAATTACTGAGCTTGTTTTAAATCCTGGAAGTATTGACGGTGAATTTATTATCGGTCAAGATATAACTGGTCCAAACAATACAAACATAGAACTAGACGTTTCTGCAAAAATAGCTGCCTCCATTAACAAGCCAGTTTTTCCCACTGGAGATTATTCAATAAACACGAATGTTGGAATACCTGATAGAGTTACAATCACTGCTGATGTTGGTCTTGGAGGAGTGTCATATGTAACTGCATATAGTGCAGGCACAATTAAAAATATTATTGTAGACTCCGGAGGATCTGGTTACGTTATTGGTGATACCATAACTGTTGATAATACAAATACTAACGGTGCAGCTCTACAAGCGGAAGTCTCTATTGTTAATGGTGGATTTATTCCAGAAGATGGTTCTGTAACTGGAGAATTTAGAATCACTTTAGAAGATGGTACTACTGGTGCTCCAGGAGAAATGTTACTTGAGGAATCAGTCATTACTTTTGACAGGCCCACTGGAGTCTTTGAAGTTGGTGAAACTTTTAATGGTTTAACTTCTGGTGCTACAGGTATTGTCATTGAGTTTATTGAGGATGCAAAAAAGATTTTATATAGTCCTGTGACTGGATCTTTTTCTTCCGGAGAACTTCTCTATGGTAATAGTTCTGAGTATACTGTTAGACTTACAACGAATACCGTAGATACCTTTATTGCTAACGAAGAAGATACAGGAATGTTGTCAACCGATAGATTTGTTTATGAGACAGAAACAATAACTGGAGATGTCTATGATGGATCTGTTATGGTTCAAGAAACGAATACTGGTGTTGGAGACGTTACTGATGTTCGAGTAACGACAACGGGATACGGTTATACATCACTACCATCTCTTACTGTAGAAAATTCTTCTCCTTTTGGAACTGGGGCTGTAGTAAGAGCAAAAGGAACTGATGTTGGTCTTGTTCGAGCTATAGATGTTCTTGATTGCGGTATACATTATACAGATCAAGATTCTTTAAGATTTGTAGTACCTACAAAGTTTTTATGTATACAAAAAACTGGACTGTTTACTCAATATGAAACTTTAACAGGTTCAACTTCAGGTGCAACTGGAAGATTTATATCGCAGGAAAGTTCTACTGGAATAGTTAAAATGGATCAACTTAGTGCTGCTCCATTTCTTCACGGAGAAACGATAACAGGTTCAATATCTTTAGAGACTGCTGTTATTGATTCTTATGTGGAAGAAGTTATTACGGGAACTGTAGACGCCGCTATAAAAAGAACAGGGAAGTTTGTTGGTGAAGACGGATTTGTTTCCGAAGGCGCTAAAAGAATTCAAGATAGTTTATATTGGCAAGACTATTCTTATGAAGTCATAACAGAAACCTCGATTGTTGAATGGAGGGATGATCTTCTTTCCACTGTTCATCCAGCTGGATGGAAGGTATTTGGAAGACTTGATATTGTAAGTCGATTATCTCAATTGGCAAACATTACTTCTGTTGATGGACTTGGTACATTCTATAGAGTAATCTTCCCAGCATTGTTGGGAATGAGATTGGGAACTACAAGTCAAGGTCCTTTAAATCCAACTCCAACTACAGAGGCTAATGAACCAGGTGATAGTGATCGACTTTATGAAAATACTTTACAGGCTGCTACAGGGAGTTTATTTACATTAACAGAAGTAATTACTGGAGGAACCTCTGGTGCTACCGCTAAAGTGGTCGAAGATATAACTAACGATGAGGGTATTCGTCTTTTGAGATATGTTCCATTAACTGGTATATTTCAAGCCTCAGAAACTATTACTGGCGGAACCTCAAGTGTTAGTTCTACAGTAATTGAGGTATTTGGTCTAAGAGGGCAAAGAGACAGAACACTGTACAAATATCGTACTGTTGATTTTTATACCGGTGGTTCTGAATTAACTAGTTCGGCGCCAACTTATGATGATCTTAAAGATTTCAAATTTGCTCAGAGTATGGTAGACTCAAATGCTTCTTCATTAACCTTTAGAGGTCATGATGTTTATGCAGTTCTTATACCGTTTACATCACTAAATGGTGGTATAAACAATAGCGTAACAACTATTACTCTAACAGACGCAACTAACTACCCAACAGCAGGTACAATAAAGATTGGTAATGAACTTATAGATTATACAGGAAAATCAGGAAATGATTTAACGGGATGTTCTAGAGGTTCACATTCTACATCTCCAGACTCACACAGTTCAGGAGATGTAGTTAATTTTGTCAAATGGGGTATAAAACAAAATAAAGTTTCTGGTTATCGACTTATGGATTGGGCGACAGATTATCAAGGTAATGTTCTTACACTTGATGACTTTGTAAACTATCCAAAAAATAAAAATAATATTAGTCCTCCTTCGGAGATTACTCTATATAAGACCTAATGAGTCGTTATAAATAATAGAGATAAATAATTTTAGGAATTAATGCTATGTCAGCAATTGTAACAAACAAATTTAGAATCAATAACGCTCTTCAATTCTACGAGTCATTTGGAGAAGCATCACCTACAGTATACTATCTATTTGTAGGACGTCCTCAGGCCTTTGGTTCAGGTACTGGAGGTGGTACGGATACAGCACCACCAACACCTGTGGATAATACAGTCAACGAGTTGATGCTTTATCGAGATATGCTTGCCGCAAAGAAAATTACTTCAAGTGATGTTTCTTATGTTGTTCCAAGACACGATTGGGCAACAGGTACAGTCTATGACTATTATCGAGGAGATTATGGAGCAACAGTAAACTCTGCAACAGTACAAACTGTAGCTGGTGGCACTGATATGTTTGCGACGACTACTAAAATGTATGTCCGTTCTTCTGCAAATAACGTTTATAAGTGTATGTGGAATAATAGTGGGGCAACATCGACAGTTGAACCTACAGGAACTTCTACAAGTGAACTTACAACTGCTGATGGATACGTTTGGAAGTATATGTATACAATGACTTCAACCGAGGTTGCAAACTTCTTAACACCAGATTTTATGGGAGTTCATACGGACGGTACTGTATCTTCAGCTGCCAACGATGGAGAAGTTTTACATTATCATATTGCTGCTGGTGGTGCAGGATATACAGACGGTACATATGCAACTCAAGCTCTAAAAGGCGATGGATCTAGTGCAACATTTACACTTGTTGTATCTGGCGGATCCGTAACATCTGTAACCGCTGTTGCTGGTGGATCAAACTATACATTTGCAAACTGTGATGTAGATAATATTACAAGTATCGGTACACCAACAAGTTCAGCTGTGGTCACACCAATTATTGGACCAAAAGGTGGTCATGGTTATAATGCAGTAGAAGAACTCGGCGGATTCTATGTAATGACCAATACTACTCTTAGCGGAGCTGCAGGTTCTGGTGATTTTGTAATTGACCAAGACTTCAGACGAGTTGGTGTAGTTCGTGATCCTTTTGATTACGGTACTACCACAATTTGTAGTGATAGTACTCGTAGTGCTCTCAAGTCAGTTACGTTTAGCGGAACTCCAGGTTCATTTGTAAACGATGAAGTTATTACTGGAGCAACGTCTGGTGCCAAAGGATTAGTTGTTGATTATGATTCTTCAACAAAAACTTTAAAATATATTCAGACAGAATGGACAGGTGTTGATTCAAGTAATAATCTAACAGCCTTTCAAACAAGTGAGGTTATTAATGGGGCAGGTGGAGCTTCTGGAACAGTCTCGGCTGTAAATAATCCAGAAATTGATTTCTATAGTGGTGATGTTATCTATGTAGAAAACCGTGCACCTATTTTGAGAGCTTCAGATCAAACAGAAAATATTAAATTAATTATTGAATTCTAGGAAGTAAAAAATGCCAGCCAAGACTAACTTTAACGTAGGCCCATATTGGGACGATTATAATAAAGAAGATGATTTTTACAGAGTTCTTTTTCGACCAGGGTTTGCGGTTCAGGCTAGAGAACTAACAACACTACAAAGTATTTTACAAAATCAAATTGAACAGTTTGGTAATCATATGTTCAAAGAGGGAACAATTGTTATTCCCGGTAGTGTTGCTTACGACAGTAAATATTATTCTTTAAAGTTACAGTCTACTTTTGGTTCGGGTACAGTATCTTCTTATCTTTCTCAATATGATGGTGCAATTATTACAGGAGCCACTTCTGGTGTAACTGCAAAGGTTATTGGTTACTCTGTTGCAGATTCAACAACAGGAGATCCAGATACTCTATTCATTAAATATCAAGGAACTGGCACAGATAATTCGTCGGTTACATTTACAGACGGCGAAAGTATTTCTGCCAATAAGGCAATTTCGTCTTATGCCACGAATGTTATTTCTGCTACAACAGCTGTAAGTTCGGCTAATGGAACAGGTTCAGCAGTAAAGGTTTTGGCCGGTGTTTATTTTGTTCGTGGTTTCATGGTACAGAATACAGAACAAACTGTTGTTCTTGACAAATACTCAAATACTACTTCTTACCGAGTTGGTTGGTTAATTACAGAAACTTTAGTTTCTCCAGAAACAGATTCCAGTTTACTCGACAATGCTCAAGGCTCATCAAACTATGCAGCCAAAGGAGCTCATAGATTAAAAATTAGTTTAACACTTACAAAACGTTCGTTAGATTCTAGTGACGATGAAAACTTTATCGAGTTGGTTCGTGTTAATAATGGTTTTGTTGAACGGCAAGTAAAGGGAACTGAATATAGTGTAATCGCAGATATGATTGCTCGTCGAACAAATGACGAGTCTGGCGATTACATTGTAAAACATTTTGACATTGAAGCTCGTGAGCATTTAGATACTGGTACAAACCGAGGTATCTACACGGCAGCTAATGGCGGAGATGAATCTAAAGTTGCATTATCAATATCTCCAGGTAAAGCATATGTTGATGGTTATGAAATTGAACTTCAATCTCCATCAATTGTTCCATTTAATAAATCAAGAACATTTGAAAGTTTAAACAACGATTCTGTTCCTGCGTTTTTAGGAAACTATGTTGAAGTAGATAATGTTTATGGTCAACCTGATATTAGTAAGGTAAGTACTACTCTTGATCCATTTAAGATTGTAAAACTTTACGATACTGAGACAGCTACTCCTGGATCAGCTAGTGGTACACTTGTAGGATATGCTAGATCAAGAGCCTTCGAACATAATTCGGGAACTGTAGGAACTGCCGCCGCTGTATATCATCACTATCTATTTGATATTACCATGTTTAATAAGTTGGTGATGGGTGCAAACGTTGCCTCACTTACAGCCAATGCAGTTATTACTGGAGCAACATCTGGAGCTACAGCTGTAGTTGTTGCAGCAATTACAAACAGTACTGATGTTTGGGTTATGCAGCAGAAGGGAGAATTCTCATCTGGAGAATCTATTACCTCAAGTGTAAGTGGAGACGATACTTCAACTAACTCACCAACAGTGGCAGCAGGTACTTTCTTAGCTGAAAACAAAAAGAATTTTGCCCGAGATGTAAAACAAATCTTCATGGCAACTACGGGCACTATTAACTATACAGCAGACACAGTGCTTTCAACTTCAATACAGCTTGGCGGAAACATAGATGCAGACGGAGTAACAACAACCATTGTTGGTTATAATACTTCATTTACACAGGATCTTGTTGTTGGTGATATTGTGACTATGGCTACAGGTGTATCTGGAGCTTTAGAAGAATTTACTGTAAGCACTATTACCGACGATAGAACAATTGTATTGAGCGGTACTCCAGCAAACGCAGTAGAGAAAATAGCCATCAACAGAATAAGAACTGGCATTAAGCAAATAGAAGAAACTGCACTTCTTTATAGAATGCCAAAAGATAATGTTAAAACACTTTTAGACAGTCTAGGTGCGTCCGATACTACTTACGATTATCGAATTCAGAAAACAGGTACTACAAATGGTAGTGGTGCTGTAACGTTTACTTTACCTGCAGGAAACACTTGGGCGTCTCCATCAACTTCCAGAAACTATGTACTAACAATCACATCTGCTGGTACTGGAACAGGAGTTGCTGGTGATGTAGTAAGTATTACGTCTACGGGTGTTGTTTCCGGAGGAACACAATTAACAGTTACCGATGCTGTTGTTCTAGGCTCTGGTGCTTCTGTTGTATTAATGGGTACGGCAACTTTAGGTACAGCAACACACAAAAGTAAAACAGCTCAAGTAATGACTACCAAACAGATTCAGTCATACACTGGCGGCGGAACTTATCAAGACGTTTATGGTGAAAGATTAAGCGATGCAGAAATTTCACTTTCATATGCAGACGTTTATAAACTTCATGCAGTATATGAGTCTACTAGTAATGCCACTGATGCTGTTGCTCCAACACTTACAACAGTATCTCCTACAGGTTCATTTACAATCGGTGAACTTATTACTGGTAGTGTAACCGGGGCAATAGGTAGAGTTATTTCAGATTCAGCCAATACGGTTACCTATGTAAAAGTTACAGGTACATTTACCGCACTAGATGTAATTACTGGAGGAACTTCTGGAAACACAGCTTCTATTAGTGCTACTACAACAGGAGATAAAAATATCACATCTTCTTTTGTTCTAGATAGTGGCCAACGTCCATCTTTTTATGACGTTGGTCGTATACAACGTAAGCCAGAAGCACAAGCACCTTCTGGCCGACTTCTAATTGTGTATGATTATTTTAGTCATAGTAGTGGTGATTATTTCTCTGTAGATTCTTACACTGGTCAGATACCTTATGGAGAAATTCCTGACTTTTCTACTGTCACTCCTGATGTAGAAAGTATTGTAGCTACCGGCGAATATTCTCTAAGAGATGTTTTAGATTTTAGGCCAAGAGTTCAAAATCATACTGCGCCATCGGCCACGCCATTTTCATTTGATGTTAAAGACTTTGAAAGTACAGGTGCTGTTGCAGGTAACATTGTTGTTCCTGATGATAACATTCGTGTTGATTTTGATTGTTATCTTGGCCGTAAGGATTTACTATATCTCTCAAAAGAAGGAGAATGGATTATTGTAGAAGGCGTTCCTTCACAAACCCCAACTTTCCCAGCAGTAGATAATGCTAATATGTTAGTTGGGCGTATAGAAATCCCAGAATATACTTTTTCTGTTGAAGATGTAACTCTTAGTTATATGAATAACAAGGGTTACACAATGAAAGATATTAGTCGTCTAGAAACTCGTATTGCAAATTTAGAGTATTCTACGACTCTTGCTTTGTTAGAAAAAGAAACTGAAAGTTTTAATATCTCTGATGCAGATGGTCTCAGTCGATTTAAATCCGGATTTATTGTAGATAATTTTTACGGTCATGGAGTAGGTAATTCACAACACAAGGACTATGGAGTTTCTGTTGATCCTGAACAAGGACATTTACGACCAATTGGTATTCAAACGGGTGTAAATCTTATTGAAGAAGCTACCACTGATTCTGTCAGAACTGGTCTAGGATATAAACGTTCTGGTGATATTATTACTCTGTCTTATTCTGAAGTTCAGGAAATGAGTCAGCCTTATGCTAGTAGAGTTGAAAGTGTCAATCCATATTCTGTAACTCAGTGGGTTGGTAATATGAAACTAGAACCAGATAGTGATATCTGGATGGATGATGATCGAGTGCCCGCAGTTACTGTAAACGTTGAAGGTAACTATGAACAAATGCTGCGTGAGACAAAAGAGTCTGGCGCTTTAGGTACTGTTTGGAATTCTTGGAACACTGTTTGGAGTGGTAATCGTAGAAGTAGTAGTTCTACAGGTATTCAACGTAATCCTAATGGATCTGGTTCACAAAGAAATCTTATTAGACGAGTAACAACAGAAACAACTTCAGTAGATGTCAGACAGAGAAGGACAGGAACAAATACAAGACTAGTAGAAAGAATTGATAACGTTAGTGCTGGTGATCGAGTAACAAACGTTGAGGTTGTTCCATGGATGCGTTCACGAGATGTAGACTTTACTGTAACAGGCATGAAACCAAAAACTCGTGTCTACGCTTTCTTTGATGGTGTTAATGTAACTGCTGATGTTAAACCAATTTTTACCAGCGCAAAGTCTACAACTCTCACTTCAGATTTGTCAAAAGCTGCAACAACTATAACCGTAGCTTCTACAGCAGATTTTCCAAGTTCTGGAACATTGGGAATTGGAGATGTCGGAATCGGCGATCCGTTCGGTGTTGGTCGTTTAAAACAAGAGCAAGTAACTTATACAGGTAAAACCGCAACAACATTTACTGGCGTTAGTCGTAATGTAGGTAACGTTTATGATGAACCTCAAAACTGGTTATCAACTACACCTGTTACTAATGGTTCGTTTGGTAATGCTCTTGTGACTGATGATGTTGGTACTCTTTATGGAAGATTTAGAATTCCAAATACAACGGAAAAACGTTTCAGAGTTGGGCAAAGAGTATTCCGATTAACCGATAGTGCTACAGATGATCGCCGCGGCGGATTTGTTTATACCTCAGCTGAAAAAGAATATATGGCAGTTGGACATAAACAGACAAAACAAGAACTTATTATGGCAACTCGTAATGCTGAGGTTGTTCGTACAACAGTTGAGCAAACTAGAAGTAGAACTATTACAAGTTCTGATACTAGTGCAGGTAACTGGTATGATCCTTTGGCTCAAAGTATTATGGTTGATCGAGAGGGTGGTATCTTTGTGACAAGTGTTGATATCTTCTTCTCTCATAAGGATGATGAACTTCCAGTATGGGTCGAAATTCGTTCAATGAAAAATGGCTATCCATCGGATGAGATTCTTCCATTCAGTAAAAAATATTTGACGCCTGCCGAAATTAATACTAATACAGTAGACGGTACTACACCAACAACCTTTACTTTTGATTCTCCAGTTTATCTTAGCAATCTTACAGAGTACTGTATTGTTGTTGCATCGGAAACGCCAGAGTATAGAATTTGGATTTCTCGATTGGGAGAAATTGATGTTGCAGGTAATCGTGCAATTTCAACTCAACCAACATTGGGTTCTTTATTTAAATCTCAAAATGCTTCGACTTGGACGGCTTCTCAGTATGAAGATATGAAGTTTACTCTCAGACGAGCATCTTTCAACACAGGAAGTACTGGTTTATTTTCCATAGTAAACGAAACGTTTACTGAAAAAGATTCTTCTACTGATAAGGGTAATGGATTAATTCCAAAACTATCATCGAATCCAATTGAAGCTGTTAGTGGTCAGGCTAAGGTTAAAGTTAATTTAATTAATCACGGAATGCATGACACCGACAACAACGTTGAAATTAAAGGTGTAATTTCTGATATTAATCCAACTAAGCTGAACGGTGCAATTACAAACGCATCAACAACAATCATTTGTGATGATATTTCAAATTTCCCAACTTCTGGTACGGTTAGAATTGATAATGAGCTTATCACATACACTGGAGTTTCTGGAACTACAACACTTACCGGTTGTACTCGCGGAACAGTTAATGGAGACGGAACAAACACAACGGCAGCTGCTCATGATGATGACAGTATTGTTTATCTTTATATGTTTGCTGGCATTCCACTTATTGAAATTAACAAAGTACACAACGCAATTCAAAGTCCAGAGTTAGATAGTTTCATTGTTGCAACAACTGCGTCTGCAACAACCACAACTCGTGGTGGTGGCGAAAATGTTTACTCGACAAAGAACGTTTCTTATGATGTGATACAACCTGCAATTCAGGTTATGGAACTACCCAGCACATCCATTACTGGAAACATTCAAACAACGTCTGGCACTTCACTTAATTCAACTCAGAATTCATTTACACGATTGAGTACGACTAATGCAATCGATCTTCCTCTAAACGAAGATTACTATTTCACTAGTCCAAAGTTAATTTGTTCTCCAATCAATGAATCGGAAGAATTAAATGGTAACAAGTCGTTAAGAATGACTATTTCACTAACTTCTGATAAAGAGAATGTATCTCCTGTTGTTGATGCTCAAAGAATGGTTGCAGTTGCTGTCAGTAACCGTGTTAATGAGATCGATAGTTCAGCAGATGTCAATACGACGTTTACAAACTACAATCCCATGACTTCAGCTAAAGGTGATAATAATGCTGCAATCTATATTACAAAGAAAGTTACACTTGCAAATTCAGGTACAGCTTTAAAAGTAATGTTTGATGCTGTAAATATGGCTGATGCAGATATTCGAGTACTTTATAAAATTCAGAGACTTGATTCCGACGAAAACTTTGACGATATTGAATGGAACTACTTTACTGGATATACAGATTTGGCAGATGGCCTTTCTGAATTGTCAGTTCCTGTTTCTAAAAATATTGATGACTTTAAAGAATATACCTATCTTGCAGGTAAAAAGGTAAATGGGCTTGGAGATCCTCTTGATGAGTTCAATGCGTTTGCAATTAAAATTGTCATGCAGTCATCAAACAGTTCTTATCCTCCATTGATTAAAGACTTTAGAGCTATTGCACTAGCAACATAATATGAAAATAGTTAAAGGTAGAACAGACATTGTAAGAGATCCTAAAACAGGAGCAATAATTAATGTCGATACTGAGGCTCATCGAGCAGCAGTAAATTCTTCTAGAGCTAGACAACAAGCTAAATTACAAATAGAACGAAATAGTAGTGACATAAATAATATAAAAGAAGAATTATCTGAAATTAAAACCATGATGAGACAATTATTAGGGAGTATGAGTAACGATGGCCGATAGAAGTGTAGATACGACAGATACACTAGAAGCGTTTCGCACGACTTTTAATAGTACTGCTGCCGATGTTGGTGACATCGCCGACCTTAATGTTCAGTTTGCTGGAACTCCTAGCGATTTAGTAGAAGGTGTAAACTCTAAAGCTCACTATACAGGTCAAAACACAATTGTTACTGTTGGCACAATTACTACCGGTACTTGGGAAGCAACAGACGTTGGTGTTTCACACGGTGGTACAGGCGCATCAACAGCCGCTGACGCACGTACAAATCTAGGCGTTGCTATTGGCTCAGACGTACAAGCCTGGGACGCACAACTAGATGATATCGCAGCTCTAGCCGTAACAGACGGTAACATCATCGTTGGTGATGGAACTAACTGGGTAGCAGAGTCAGGTGCAACAGCAAGAACATCTCTTGGTGTAGCAATTGGTTCTGATGTACAGGCATGGGATGCACAACTAGATGATATCGCAGCTCTAGCCGTAACAGACGGTAACATTATCGTAGGTGACGGTACAAACTGGGTTGCTGAATCAGGTGCAACAGCAAGAGCATCACTAGGACTAACAATTGGTACAGACGTACAGGCATACGACGCTGAACTAGCAGCTATTGCTGGTTTAACATCCGCCGCTGACAAAGGTATCCAATTTACAGGCTCAGGAACAGCCGCAACTTACGACTTAACAGCCGCAGGTAAGGCACTACTTGATGATGCTGATGCAGCCGCTCAATTAGTAACACTAGGCTTAACAGCAACAGCTGCTGAAATTAATACATTAGATGGTATTACTTCATCAACAGCAGAACTAAACATCGTAGATGGCGACACAACAGCAACAGCAACAACACTTGCTGATGCAGATCGTGTTGTAGTAAACGATGGCGGTACAATGGTACAAGTGGCTCTAACAGACTTCGAAACATATTTCGAAACTGCACTAGATACACTAAACAATGTAACATCCGCAAGTTCACTAGCAACAGTTGGTACAATTACATCAGGTACATGGAACGGTACATCAATTGCTGATGCATACGTTGACAATGACCTAACAATTGACGGTGGTACAGTAGATAACACAGTAATTGGTGGTTCAACACCAGCCGCTGGTACATTTACAACACTAACAGCAAACGACCAATTGGTAGTAGCTGCCGGTGCAACAATTACTGGTGACACAACAGGCGAGATTACACTAGCAGTTACAGGTGTAGGCTCACAAACAGCAAACTTAATGACTGTCGAACTTTCCGATGGTACAGATAAGTTTACAATCGCAGCCGACGGTTCAGTCGTAATTGCAGAAGACTTAACACTTGCTTCAGGTGCAACAGTCTCAGCAATACTAGACGAAGACAACATGGTAAGCGATAGCGCAACAGCACTAGCAACACAACAATCTATCAAAGCATACGTAGATACACAAGTTGGTTCTGCTAGTTCTGATTTATCAATGGCAGGCGATTCAGGTACAGATACAGTAACAGTTGGTACAGATACACTTACCTTCTCAGGTGGTACAAACGTCACAACTGCTGTAACTGACAACGAAGTAACAGTAAACCTAGATGCAGACGTCTCTGGTTTAACATCATTAGTAGTTGATGATCTAACAATTGACGGTTCAAGCATCACAAACAGCAGTGGTAACATTACACTTAGCGCCAACGGCGGTTCAGGTGACGTTATCATTACTGGTGACTTAACAGTTAATGGTACAACAACAACAGTTAACTCTACAGTTACAACACTAGATGACCCAATCTTTACATTGGGTGGTGATACAGCACCAGCATCAGACGATAACAAAGACCGTGGTATTGAGTTCCGTTGGCACGATGGCGCAACTGCTAAAGTTGGTTTCTTCGGTTACGATGATTCTTCAAGCAAGTTTACATTCGTTCCTGATGCAACAAACTCTTCAGAAGTTATTAGTGGTACAGCAGGTAACGTAATCTTCGGTAACATTGAAGGTACAATTACAACAGCAACACAAAACAGTATCACAACAATGACTGGCTTAACAACAACTGGTACAATTGCTACTGGTGTTTGGGAAGCAACAGACGTTGGCGTAGCACATGGTGGTACAGGTGCTTCAAATGCAGGCGATGCACGTACAAACTTGGGCGTAGCAATTGGTTCTGATGTACAAGCATACGATGCAGCTCTTGACGATATCTCTGGTTTAGCAGTAACAGATGGTAACATCATCGTTGGTGATGGAACTAACTGGGTAGCAGAGTCAGGTGCAACTGCTCGTGCTTCACTAGGCTTAACAATTGGTACAGACGTACAAGCATATGATGCAGAACTAGCCGCATTGGCAGGTCTAACATCAGCCGCTGATGCACTACCATACTTTACTGGTTCAGGTACTGCCGGTGTAACAACAATGACTTCATTTGCCCGTTCAATCTTGGATGACGCAGACGAAGCAACATTTAAGGCAACTGTAAACCTAGAAATTGGTACAGACGTACAAGCCTATGACGCAGAACTAGCCGCTATCGCAGGTCTAACTTCAGCAGCCGATAAAGGTATCCAGTTTACTGGTTCCGGAACAGCCGCAACATATGACCTAACAGCAGCTGGTAAAGCACTTCTAGATGACGCTGATGCAGCCGCGCAAAGAACCACACTTGGTTTAGTGATCGGTACAGACGTACAGGCATATGACGCAGGTCTAGCAGATATCTCTGGTTTAGCAGTAACAGATGGCAACATCATTGTTGGTGATGGAACCAACTGGATTGCTGAATCAGGTGCAACAGCAAGAGCATCACTAGGACTAATAATTGGCACAGATGTACAAGCATATGATGCAGAACTAGCCGCATTGGCAGGTCTAACATCAGCAACCGATAAAGGTATTCAATTCACAGGTTCCGGTACAGCTGCAACCTATGACTTAACTGCAGCAGGTAAGGCACTACTTGATGATGCAGATGCTGCAGCTCAATTAGTAACTTTAGGATTAACAGCGACAGCCGCTGAACTTAATACTCTAGATGGTATTACAGCTACAGTAACAGAACTAAACTACACAGATGGCGTAACAAGTGCCATTCAAACCCAGCTCGATGCAAAAGCTCCTCTTGCAAGTCCAGCATTTACTGGAACAGCAACAGGTGTAAACTTAACATTAAGTGGTGATCTAACAGTCAATGGTACAACAACCACACTTAATACAACAAACACGGTAGTTAGTGATAATCTAATTGAATTAAACAACGGTGTTGCATCAAATGCAAACGATAGTGGTATTGTTATTGAACGAGGTAGCACTGGTGATAATGCATTTATGGGTTGGGATGAATCTGCCGACGAATTTATATTGGGCACAACCACGGCTACTGGATCCTCAACCGGCGATCTAACAATTACTGCAGCTCCATTAAGTATTAGTGCTTTAACATTAGGTGGTACAGTTATTACTTCAACAGGCGCAGAGTTAAATTATGTTGATGGTGTAACAAGTAATATTCAAACACAATTAGATGCTATAATAAGTAGTCCTTTAGTGGAAAGTCCATCAGGAACGTTTACATTAACAGGTGATTTGGTTGTTAGTGGAAACGTTACATCACAATCTGACGAAACTCTAAAAGAAAATATTAAAGAAATAGAAGGCGCTTTAG